ATGCCTCTTTGTAATATCGTAGATTTGATAGTTTTCCAGTGATGCCGCCATTCTTTCCTACATTCACATCGTAATAGTTTTGTATAGGCAATTCCCGGAACTGTAATCTTCCGGAAACAACCCCGTTTACATAGACTTCTAATACTGTATTTTTCATGCGAATGACAACATTCACCCATTTTTTGATGGGAATGTCTTGTACTTCTAAAGCGTTTTCAGAGTTGTTCGTTTTTCCCGTTTTAGTATCCATGATTACATATATAGATGCAGTATTGGGTGCAGACGCATCAGTACCGACCTTCTGTTTCAAATATAAACCAGGTCCATTGGAAACCGTGGCCACTCCGTCTACATCGTAAGAATCGTTCCCTTTGTGGAAAATGTGTTGAAACATTTGATATTCATCACCAATCTTCAATTCATCAACATATATCCATGAAGACCAGGTGAATTCAAGTCCACTTTCTTCATTGTTTGAGCGTTCTATCAAAATAGATTCATTATTTCCAGGGTCTTGTGGTATGGTGATACCAATATTGCCATCAACCATTCCTTTTACTAAATATGGATTGCTAGAAGGAGATAAAAAATATTGTATCAACATTATTCCTAAACTAAGCAAAAACATAAATACAATCACTATCAATATGACAAATGCAAACTTTGCAAACAGCGTATTTGATTGCATAAATCCCGGAGACATTTCGGCAGTCGAACTCATAGAGGCCTGTGCCTGGTCTGAAAACCCGCTGACTGAATCTTTTATACTATCAGTAGCCGATAGTATGGAAGAACTTATACTGTCACCAACATTTCTAACATTTTCGGTCATTTGTACTGAATTAGTTATAGGTTGTTGCTGTGGTTGAAAATTCATAATCGTTTTATAATATATTATATAGTTATAAAACGATTTGTTAGAAATTAAAATAAAGAAAATTTGGTTTGTTCGATATTGTCTTTTTTAACCAATACGTCTAAACCATAGGCAGAGAACCAGTTTTTCATTACACCCTGACCATTGCCGTTCATATATGCCGTCCATGCAGTTTCCGGATTGATGGACGAAGACCAGTGTTTAAAACGAGATACATAAGCGTCAAAACGTGTGTTTCCTCCTAATTTCATTTTTGTACCGTCTTTGCCACCGACTGGCGGTTGCATCGGTGTTTGAATTCCATTTTCTTCATCTTCAGTATAAGCCCGACTAGATTTGACTAATTTACCATCTAAATAACAATCTGCATATTGATTGTCGACGCTTACTATAATGTGAACCCATTTTTGTATAGGGAAATTGTCTGTGATTTCAATTGTTTTGGATGCATCATTCGACATGAAAATATCACATTTTAAGGTCGGGCTGTTTGTATCTAAATACAATTCTATGTTTTTGTCTCTGGAAAACAATGTTTTTGGGCCCCCCATCTGCCATGAGTTGACATAAATCCATAATCCGTATGCGTACTTAGTGCTAGTGGAATTCGTCATGATAGGCATGGCGGTAATATCATCGTTCATGTTTGCAGACGCAGTTAGCTCTACCTCTGATGCCTTCAAAAAGCGATATAAAATGTATATCAATAATATTACAATTACTGCTAAAATTATGACAACTGTCGACATGTATATTAAATAGTCACAAAATAATTACTTCAATAATTTGATTACAGGTGGGTCGCTATTCATAGAAATGTTGTATATGTTTGCGACTTCGCGCGACGATAGATTTTTGTTGTAATAACGTATGTTTGCAATTGCTCCACTCAGGCCATTCTCGCTGCCCGTAGTGACCACGTCACTATCATGGTAGGTAGGTAGATTCTCTTTCAAATAATAAGTGCGTTCCAATTTACCATTTACATAAAAATCGACGTGACGAGGAGTATAGTTGAAAAATAAATGATTCCACTTTTGGCTAGGTAATTTTATTTCGTAGAAATTTTCATTGTGATTCGTAGTATTCAACTTGTCTGAAAAATAAATGCGATATACATCCATCGTATTTGGTTGTTTTTCGTCATTGAACAATGTCACTTTGGGTTTACCATTTCCATAGTCGAAAATCGTCGATTCTTTGTTATAAGAACTCATGCTCGTTGAATAATTATTCAAATATGTCCACATGGACAACCCGTAGTTACTGCGTATTTGTTTGTCCATATCACTTGCGATATTGGTTGCTTTCGTATCCATGTAGACTACTTCATTCATTGGAATGCTGTTTTCGCTGTTTAAATACGCATAATCTTGCATAATGCTAATGCCATCTTTTAAAGATACCTGAACCAACAATTTGGGCAAATACATATATAGCAGCAACAATATGATTTCTATGAAAAATAGTACCAATACTGGTTTCGCAGTCAGTCTGAACTCATCTACTATATAATTTACAAAATTTAGTAATAAACAGGGGATGTAGAAAATAAGATACGTTGCAAAACTAGCGACCCCTCTCATGGACTTGAAATAATTTGCAAAAATATCGAATACCATGGCTAATCCTACAATTGCAATCATAGACAGCACTATTCCCATACTTCGATTGAATATGCTGTAATAAGAAAACGTAAGATAACTGTATATAGTAAACAATGTTCCCAAAAACATATAGTAATATTTGTGCCATTGATTCAAATTTTGGCTGGAAAAATACATAGCAATGTAGGCTAACACACCTAACGCTCCTGTACCCGAAAGTATCAGTTTGGCAGTTTCTTTTGAATTGCTGCGATGAGGGTTGTCATTTTCGCTCTTTATCGTTTTCATGTCTGATACTAATACTAATGTCAATATTAAAAAAAGAATTATATTTACGTACAGATAGGAATCGGCTTTAAGGGATTCCGATATATTTGTCATTTCTTACTATAAATAGTGATTATATTTTGATAGCAATAATCATTATTCAGTCTAAATACCAACTGCCTTAGTATTGGTTATTTCAAAGGTTTTCCATTGCCGTTTTTTCTCCATGGCATTCGCGACACAATGCAACTAAATTGTCTACATGATTGCTACCTCCATGTTCCAAACGTGTTTTGTGGTCTACCTCAAACCAGGCTGATAGTTTATGTTTGCAGTTCCCACATTTCCAGTCTTGTCTAGCTGCAACGAACTTTTTTTTGGTTTCACTAACGGACCGTTTTGTTGATTTTTTTCCAGAATTCAAAATCCGGGTCTCTGACTGCTGTTGATTCATTGAAACGATTGGATAATTATATCCACCCCCATCTAAGCTCTGTGTGGGAGTATTTGTAAAGTTCTGCTTAGACGTGAAATCTAAGATAGGTGATATGATGTTCGATGTATTTTTATCAATCGGTAAATACTTGATGTATTCATTTGAAGCAGACACTATTTGGTGTGCTCGTAACGGATTTTTTTTCAACAAAATATACAACATCAGTGCCGCAAACGCGACCCCTGCCATTTGATAATATTTTTTCCAGGATAACAACACTTTGGTGTATTTGCCGTCGGTGTATATATTTGCCATAATGAAACCAGCAACCAATATCAAAATCAATTCAAATCTCATACTAATTATTATATTAGGAGAAATTATTGTTATTCGTACCAAATATAGATAAGAATCAATAAAACAGCTATTATGAAAATATGTAAATAATGCCTTCTCCAGTTGATTTTTTCGGCTAAATAGATTGGTTTTGGACGATATGCTTCACGATATAACTCTAAAGCTTTCGGTAGTGAAATTTCTAGCTTTCCTATGTGGACATTTACCTTATTGTGTATGAAATGCATCCATCTAACAAATGAATCGCGATTGTCCAAATAAGGTGTTACTGGGTATTTATCCAATAATTGGCTGACAAAGTTTCCAATTTCATCTATAGGTATGAATATAGGCAGATTCTGTATTAAGTCGTAATATTTTCGTTTGGTTACTTCATTTGGATGCATAGGATAAGATTCTGCAATAGTATGTAAAAAAAACCAATAGTGTGGCCCCCAAACGGACGGGTCGAAATACATGGTTATTATAATTATATAAAGATAATTGTTTATGATATTGTAGAAGTTTAATATTTATAAGTATGACTGATTTTTATTGTAACAATTGTGGAAAAAAAGGCCATTTATACAACCAATGTAAAACCCCTATTACCAGTACTGGCGTTGTAGCATTTCGCATTTACAATGGAGAAATACAGTTCTTAATGATTCGCAGAAAAGATACATTGGGTTTCATAGATTTTATGCGGGGTAAATATTCACTATGCAATAAGGATTACATTAAAAATATGGTTCTTCAGATGACCGTTGAAGAAAGGGAAATGTTGAAAACACATTCTTTTCAAGATTTATGGATTAAAGTGTGGGGAAATAATAACTTATCGGGACAATACAAAAACGAGGAGTCATCTTCGAAAGAAAAATTCAATCTCTTGCGAAAAGGCATTGTTATCAAAAGCAAAAAATATACATTGAGCACTATTATCGACGAATGTAAAGACACGGTATGGGAAGAACAGGAATGGGGATTTCCCAAAGGACGCAGAAATTATCAGGAGAAAGACCATGATTGTGCACTGAGAGAATTTTCAGAAGAAACTGGCTATTCTAAAAATAGCATTCACACTATAGAAAATATCTTCCCCTTTGATGAAATATTTACTGGTTCAAATTACAAATCATATAAACATAAATATTTTGTTGCCTTCATGAATACAAAGGACACGTTACAAACGAACAAATATCAACGGTCTGAGGTAGGGAAAATGGATTGGAAATCGTATCGGGACTGTATGAAAGTAATACGTTCTTATAATTTAGAAAAAAAACGGGTTCTTACCAATATTTATAAAACCCTGTCTAAATTTCCATTGATGTATTTCAATACACAATAATGTGATACATGTCAGCTTAGTCTTGTCATACAATTTTATTGTTCAATGGTGTAAAGAAATATATGTAATAAGTATATACTTATATTTCAATCAGTTAAATGGCAACACGAAAAAAAGTACATAAGAATAACTGTACTCGTAAAAAATGTAAACATATTACTGGTGGCAATAATGAAGATATTCCGTGTGGAAAAAATGCAAACGGTGATTTAACTAAATGTCCACCGAATCATCGCTGTGAAATGGTAAACGGAGTACCATTATGTAAATCGTCCGTTGAAATAAAACTATCTAACGGCGATGCGAGTGTGACGCTTATTGTTCCATGGAAACGCCATGAAAAGTGGTTGAAGCATACGAGCATATTGAATACCTACATTGCAGATATCAATACGATGAGGACTAGTCGTGATTTCAACCGAACTAGATTGAATAAAGACAACAAAGAACTTATGAAAAATATCGACAATGCTGACATATTGCAAATGGTGAGTGGTGCGAATAACTCTGACGAATTAATCATACAGTCGATATTGTTAAAACATTTCACCAAAGATACCGATACCGATATTGAAACGCAAACGACGACTTTAGATGAAAAAAAATCATTGGAGTCACCTATTGTAGAAGATGAACCATCTGCGGTTACGAATCAAAACAATAATGATACTGAGACAAACAAAGAGTTGAATGTCAAATTGAGCGAATTGCAAAATAATATGAACATGGTTACGGGCGACGTTGATAGTAAAGAATATAACACTTCGCTCAATGCGAATGAAAAATTACATCACGATTATTTGAAGAACGAGCCTGGTTATGATTTTTTGTACCCAGAGTTAGATGACCCCAATTTCAATATCAAAATTGCGAAAAGAAAAGAATTTTTTGATACACAATACGACGGTACAATACATGACGTAAAATCACAGGCGGAAAAAATGTGTAATGTGAAATTCGAACTTCTCCCGCATCAATTATTCGTGAAGAATTTTATGTCTATACAAACACCTTACAATGGATTATTGTTATATCATGGGTTAGGAACTGGAAAAACGTGCTCTGCGATAGGCATTTCTGAGGAGATGCGTAGTTACATCAAAAATATTGGGTCTACCCATCGCATTATGGTAATTGCTTCGCCAAATGTCCAATCGAACTTTATGATGCAATTGTTTGATGATAGAAAATTAGAACAGGTTGGCGGTGTCTGGAATCTAGACACATGTGTCGGGAATGAATTATTAAAAGAACTGAACCCCCTACAATTGCAAAATATACCCAAAGATAAAGTCATCTCACAAATCAAACAGATTATCAAGTTACATTACAAGTTTATGGGATATGGTGAATTTGCCAATTATATCAAGAAAAAAACCATGGTAGACGAAAATCTAGGTCTAACTGCCGGTGAAAAAATAAAACAGGAAATACACAATATCCGAGAAATATTCAATAATCGCTTAATTATTATTGATGAGGTTCATAATATATCAGCCGTACAAACTAGTAAGCAAAATGCTAAGAAAACATCTGCCATGCTTATGCATATCTGTAAATACGCCGAAAATATGCGTCTTTTACTATTGTCTGCCACACCCATGTACAATAGCTATCGTGAAATCATATGGTTAACAAATCTATTGAATATCATAGACAGACGTGCTCTCATACGAGAAGAAGATGTCTTTGATAAGGATGGGAATTTTCTGGAACCACGAAAAACAAAGGACGGACGCGATTTAGAAGGAGGCAAAGAGTTATTAAGAAGAAAACTGACTGGTTATGTGTCATATGTAAGAGGAGAAAATCCATATACTTTCCCTTATCGGGTGTATCCGGAATTGTTTGATGATAGTAAGACAATTACTCCGGCTAACTATCCTAAGTTACAAATGAACAAAAAACCAATAGAGACTCCTTTGACTCATCTTCCTGTATATACCAATAGTATAGGCAACTATCAATCTCAGGTGTATGAGTTTATAATGAACAACCTGAGGACAAAGGCATATACTACGAGCGTACAGGGCAATCAACGTATTTTACCTACTTTTGATAATATGGAATCCTTTGGCTACACATTGTTATCACCCCCCATACAAAGTCTTAACATCGTATACCCAAACATGGAATTTGATGATAAAATGATAGTTGCCACAAAAGAAGACCAGGAAGAGTCCAACGAAACCGATATGACTCAAGAAAATAGCTCTCCGGTTGCAAATCAGTTATCGTCTCTTACAAATAGTGTTTTTACAGGAGGAGACGACTCAGTGCAGGTAACGGAGGAAGACGATGCCCAGATTGAAAATAACAGTTCGTTGATAGATGCCATGGTTGGTTCTCGTGGCTTATCCAACGTTTTTACATACAAAGTGACCAACTCTCCCTATATGTTAAGACACAGTTTTGAATACAAACCAGAAATCATTGAGAAATACGGGAGAATTTTAACGAACGAGAACATCGGAAAATACAGTAGCAAAATACACAATATTTGCAACATTGTCAAAAAATCAAAGGGTATCGTTATGATATATTCCCAATATATTGATAGTGGCGTTGTACCTATCGCACTCGCATTAGAAGAGATGGGCTTCTCTAGATTTGGAACTGCTAACTACACGAAATCCTTATTCAACCATGCTCCTACTGAACCGATAAATAGTACTACTATGCAAACGAAAAGTGAATACATGAAATCAGCTAATTCTAAAAAGCCGTTTAAACCTGCCAAATATGTTATGATTACTGGAGATAAATTTTTTTCACCCAACAATGCGGATGATTTGAAATTGGTTACCCGTTCTGATAATAAATATGGCGAAAACGTCAAAGTGATTCTTATTACGAAAGCAGCGGCAGAGGGTCTAGACTTCAAAAATATCAGACAATTGCATATACTAGAGCCATGGTATAATGCCAGCCGCATAGAACAAATAATAGGCAGGTCTGTTAGAAATTTAAGTCACTGTGCGTTGCCATTCGAAGAACGCAACGTAGAAATCTATTTACATGCGAGCAAAACAGACAACAATGCAGAAGAAGCCGCGGACATGTATATTTATAGATATGCAGAGAACAAGGCTATCCAGATAGGTAAGATTACTCGAATATTAAAAGAAACTGCGATAGATTGTATATTGAATGTTGGCCAATCTAACTTTACATTAGAATCCATGACACAGCAATCTGCTGGACAAAAAATACAGTTGTCTTTATCTTCTAGTCCTGAAAACAAAACTATCGAATATGAAGTCGGTGACAAACCATTTACTGAATTATGCGATTATATGGATACCTGCAATTATGTATGCAATCCTACTGTACAACTGAACGAGAACGAATTGTATAAAAATACATACAATGAACAATTTGCAAAAATGAACTTTTCTGCTATCGTGAAGCGCATAAGAGAACTCTTCAGAGAACAGACATTTTATGACAGGACGTCTTTGATAAATAACATCGCATTGCAGCGAAATTATCCGGTTGAACACATCGATTACGCCCTAACTAATATAGTAGAAAACAAAAATGAACATATAATTGATAAATATGGACGTTATGGTTATCTAATCAATAAAGACAAATATTACGTATTCCAACCATTTGAAATAACAGACGAACATGCCAGTATTTACGAAAGAGAAATTCCCATTGACATAAAGCATGAAAAACTGAATATGGAATTACCTGTTAGTAAAAACGAGAAAAAAGATATCCAAAAAATACAAAAACCCAAGGAGGCGGTGACGATTGAAGACGCTACCACCAACAAAAAACAACGTTTTGATACATTGTTTGCACATTTGAAGACCCAAATAAAATACATTGACAAAGAACGAATCATACAGACGAAAATGAAAGACACTTACAAAGACTTAGGCAAAATTAACAAGCGGTCACTCTCACAATTGAGAGAACAATATCGCGATGATACAATACCGGTAGACTGGTATAAAAATGCTGGTATTATATACGATATTCTCACTGAAAAATATTTCCTACCCAAAGATGTATTAAATAAAATATTTGTTCATCATTATTTAGATACCCTAGACCTACCTTCTCATAAATTATTTATTGAACATTTATATTATGGCAAGGTCAGTGATGAAATTGTAACTACTACGGATGATTCTAATCTAGATAACGAACTTATCAAAAATAGTAGACTCTATTATGATAAACTTAACATGGAAGTTAAGGACAAAACCGCTATTCTTATTCCAGATGAAGATACGGTGCGGTTGTATTCATGGAACAAAGAATCGAAAACATTAGAAGAGGGACAACCCACTGATTATATTCGTTTCGAATCCATGAAACAGACAATCACGAATGTTTCTTCTTCCAAAATCAACAATATCTTCGGATTTATGTATCCTTTCAAAAAAGATATAGTGTTTAAATTAAAAACACACGGTCGTGATAAAAATAATGCGGGAACCACATGCGATAAACTAGGTAAAATAGATATTTTGCAACGATTTATGCCTATATTGATAGAGAACCCTCATAATATAACCGATTGGCCTGAATACAATAGCAGCGAATTCAACAATATATTAAAACCAGGATTATGTGTATTATTAGAATGTATCATGCGTTATTATAACGAATCATCAGTTGAAAAAGTGTGGTTTTTGGATACTACACGAGCATTGTCTAATAAAATATCGAATTTGTAAACAGTCATCACGAGAGTGTAAAAATTGATTACATCATAATAACATAAAGTTATTATATGTTATTATTATAAGATGAATACTAAACAAGAAAAGGTTTATGGAGTGTATAGTCCAGCTATACTAAATATGAAGGTAATTTTATCAATAAACGAGATTGGTAACAACATCCGGCAAAATTTAGAAAAAACCATTCAAAAACGTACAGAGGGGAGATGCATTTCAGAAGGCTTTATTCGACCAGCTTCTGTGAAAGTAATGACTTATTCCTCGGGTAATGTGATAAACGCAAGCGTTGAATTTCAAACTGTATACGAGTGTATGATATGTCACCCAGTTGAAGGAATGCATTTAGAATGCACAGCAAAGACCATCACTAAAGCGGGTATTCATGCCGAAATTGTAGACGATGACGGCACTGTCCCAGTAACTGTGTTTATCGCACGCGACCACCATTTTACAAATAAATCGTTTTCAACGATAAAGGAAAGTGATAAAATAAGAGTATCTGTCATTGGTTGCAGATTTGAATTAAATGACAATTATGTATCGGTCATTGCTAGTTTAGTGCATACGTAAAATATAGGTGTATATTTGCAACGCTATATTGATTACAACCATGATTTTACACATTATTATTCTTATTATTTACAATCTTGAATAAACTAAAAAAAGAAACTGGGCTTACTCAGAAAAAATGGACAAAAATAAATGTCCATTTTTTCTTTTTGGGATGGAAAACCTATTTTAAAAACACGAAAAATACGTTTTAGACTATAATGCAGCAAAATACATATTTGGATTGAAAATTCTGTTACCATAAAAAAAAAGTATATTTAAGGTGAAACCATTTAGGCGTTTTTTTATGTAAGTCATATATACTTACATTTGACTTACAAAAAAACGCCAAATTACAAATGACATACGAATGTGAAAAATGCAACTTTATTTGTAGCAAAAAAAGTGATTATAGTCGACACATAGTCACTGCAAAACATCAAATACTTACACATACTTACAAAAAAACGCCAAAAAAACGCCAAAGCGAGTATTCATGCGAATGTGGTAAAACATACAAACATAGACAAAGCTTATACAGCCATAAATCCAAATGTATTGTTAGTGATGAGGATAGCAGTCACCCTGAACAAATCATTGGCTCGAATGTACTAGCTAATTTATTGTTACAAAATCAAGAATTCAAAGACTTAATCCTGGAACAGCAACATGAAAATCAAAAGTTACAACATCAACTCATAGAAGCTGTCAAAGTCAATGGCAAAACCACACATAATACGATAAATAATACAACCAACAATAACAACCAGAAATTCAATCTGAACTTCTTTTTGAATACAACATGCAAAGATGCAATGAATATGTCTGATTTCATTGAAAATATTGAAGTTGGTTTTAAAGACATCGAGAACATAGGTAAGAATGGGTATGTATCTGGCATGACGGACATGATATTATCGCGCATCAAAGAGTTGGATGTGACGAAACGTCCACTGCATTGCACCGACCTAAAACGAGAAACATTGTATATAAAAGACAACAATGAATGGAGCAAAGACACCCCGGATAATTTGAAATTGCACAAAATGATAGACTACGTGGCAAAGCAAAATTACGCAACTATACCTTTGTGGCGCGAAAAATATCCAGAGTGTTATGATTCAAATAGTCCAAAATATGATTTCTGTATCGCAATGATGCGAAATATACTAGGTGACGTGGGTGCAGAGCAAACCAGATTGGACAATAAGGTGATAAGAAATCTTTCTAAACACATTATTGTAGATAAAAATTAAGACAATACGTTTACGAAGCATGACTGTGCATGAAAACAGTCTTAGTCGGATTCAAACACATTTGTTGTGTAGGGAAAACCTGACCCGACATGCATTTGTTCGCATCGTCTACTTCAACACAACCTCGTTTGCCCTGGTATTCTCCTACTAAACACCAGTTTAATTTCTCGGAAGTAATCGGTTTTTGAATCGATGTATCACTGCTGTCTGCCTCCGGTTCTTTACGCTTGAACAATGGTGTGTCAGCTGTTTTCTTTTGGTCCAATGCCTGGTCTAATTGGGAACGAGCAGAAGGGTCAACGTTCGAAGAACTGATATCTTTCAATAAATCAGCAACTGACTGTATCGCACCACCAGCAATATCAATGCCCGATTTCGCAACACTGGTGGCTACGTCTTCGGTTTTGTCTAATACAGTACCTGTAGTATAACCGAATATGGAAAGTATTTGTGTTACCAAAGGACCGAATATATTGATAAGTACTTGTATCCAATTGCCAAATATCATTAATAAATTTATGCCTAAAAAGGATAATATCAATAGTCCCGTCAAGATAATTATCATAAGATTTTTACCACTAAAGATATTACTACTCATATCTTCGTTATTTTGTATTGAGTTTGGAGTTTGTGTATTTTCAAATGAACGATTCATTGTTTCAATATATACAATATGCTTATTTTTTTGTAGCGCACAATATTTATTTATAAGAAAAGTAATTTAGACATTCGTTCACTATTAAGTAATATAGTATCTACCTATTCTAATGAAATTGTTTAACATGTTGGAATCGGTATTTTTTGTTACTTTAGGAATCAGTTGTATATTACTTATGATGTTGATTTATCATTTCAAGCAACGTGTTACTAAATTGGAACAAAGTAGTGAGACAATGTTTGAAATCATGAATAATATGGTGCACGAACTATCTGGTTTAAAACACACTATTGCACTTGAAAGTTATCAACCGACTGGATACCCTATGATGATGCACACTGCAGACAAAATTCCGGTATCCTTAACTGATAACGAGAGTGAGGCAGACTCTCTCCCTGACCTCGTCGACAATAACCTGAACGTCTCGATGGAAACCCGTTCTGATTTTACGGACAGTGATGACGAGGACAGTGACAGTGATGACGATGGTAGTGATGACGATGGTAGTGATGACAGCGATGACGATGATGACAAAGATAGTGATGATGGCGACAAAGAGAATGATAGTGAGCGAGTAAAGTTGGTAGCTGTAGATATCGAGAATTCTATTGATAACGAGACGTATTTTGATACAAACAATGACAATAGTGATGGTATGAATAGCGTATCTTTAGATGAACCAGAAGTGCTCCCGGTCGAGCTTGATACAGATAAAATAGAAGAAATCCATGTAAATAAGCTGAAAGAATCAGACGATTTAGAAGAAACTTCATCGCTACATACTATCACCTCTCATTCTACGGAGGTATACAAAAAGATGAATGTACCCACACTGAAGTCTTTAGTTATTGAAAAGGGTCTAAGTAGTGACCCTAGTAAAATGAAAAAAAACGATTTGATTACCTTGCTTGAAACAAATCTGTAATTACTCAAAAAACTATTCTCTTATTATAATATAAATCATAATATTATAATGTTTTCTAATGTTTTCTCAAATTCACAAACTGTTGGTTGTGCTTATCCTGTGATTAAAGAAACAATCCCTCAGTCAGAGAGAGGATATCATACAAATAACAAATATCCGAATGTTCCACCATTGATGAACGATGGCAGAGCCATTACCGCCGCATGGCAACCACATGCTACTGAAAATGCAAAGATTAAGGAAGACAACCAGATTAAATCGAATTGGCAATATAGACGCTATTTAACGAAAAATGCAGGCGATGTTATGAAATCGAATTTTTTAGCGTCATCTAACGATACTGGATACAATTATCGTCCAGTCGATGTTCCGAGTATTCAATCAAACATTGTCAGTCAAAAAAACACCCCTTATAAGTTCGAATCTCTATTGGATAATACACAGCCGTTTGGTCATACGACCAGTGATTTGAAAGCTACGTATCTTACCCGTGAACAACTTTATTCTAGAAAAATTTCCCCCGTTGTTACACAGGAAAACCTGATTAAAAAACAGGTCATGGCGAATGAAAACAGTAAATAAGTTGAAAATAAGTTGAAAAAATAAGTTATCAAATATGAAACATAAACAAATATCTATGTTTCATATTACATGAGGTTACTGAGTTTTGATGTTGGTATCAAAAATATGGCATACTGTTATTTAACAGTAGAAGACTCAAATGTTGCCATTCATGACTGGGGGGTTCTCAACATGATGAACGAAGAGTTGAATATCGATAAACAATGTACATGTATTGTCCCCGCAAAAACAAAAAAGCAGCAGGATAAGATTTGTGGAAAAAAAGCAAAATATACAAAAACCGGTCAGTATTTTTGCGATAAGCATGCAAAAAGCAGCAAAGACTATATGATTCCCTCCAAACAAACACAGCTTCCCTACCTAAAAAAACAAAAGGTAACTGAGCTGTTAACAATTGGTCGAGGGCATTTTATGTTTATGAACGACTCTGAAAAACTAAAAAAAGACGACATTGTAAACCGGTTGCATAATTTTTATTTGTCCACATGTTTTCAGGTTCTCGATAGTAATAAACAAAAGTCTGCGAGTGAAATAGATTTGATAGACATAGGTAGAAATATGAAACAAAAGTTGAACGAATTACCAGATATCAGTGAGATTACACATGTTGTCATTGAAAATCAAATATCACCGATTGCTAACAGAATGAAAACCATACAGGGGATGTTAGCGCAATATTTTATAATGTTGAATGATAATATCGAGATTCTGTTTGTGTCTTCTTCTCATAAATTAAAACAATTTTCAAGTTTGTCAATAAAAAATACGTTATCTATCGAAAGTACTTCAGCTTCACAACAAAGTAAACCGAAAAACAACCCAAATTACAAAGAAAATAAAAAGGATGGGGTATTTTATTGTTCTCAAATACTAGAAAGAAATGCTCATCTACATCCATGGCGGGAAAGTATGAATACGAAGAAAAAGGATGATTTAGCAGATTCTTTTTTGCAAGGTTTATGGTATTTCAAACATCATAATATAATATGTTATGCGGATGATTTAAAAATAAATAGTGTATAAATATCATAAGCATGGACATCATTGATATTGGTGCAACAGATATCAATGAGCCTGTATCTATTAATATTAGTGACAGTGCACCGAAAGTTAATTTCGGGTCTGGGATAGAATTATTAATGAACGATAAAAATAAATCAGCCAGTGACAATATAAAAGTAGATTTAGGCGATTTGAACGATTTAGAACAGGAATTGAATACTTTATCGGAAACAGCTGCGAGTGCTCCTCCTGCAAAAGACGTTCGTTCCCTATCTGGTATGGCATCAGATATGTTTGGACTTGGTGGATTTTCCAAATCAGACAATACAAATGCAGAGCCAATGCAGGTCAATATGGGTGATAATAGTAACGACGCCAATTTGGGAAGTGCAACGCTAGATAGTATGGGAAATACAAAAACATGGGATGGTTATTCTAAAATGAATGAAATGCCGAGTGCCGCCCCGAAATCAACGCTGAATGAACGCGAGAAAAGAAGAAAGAAAAGAGCGATGTTGAAAAAAATGGAGGATTGGCACGATAAAGGCCATGTGAAACAATCAAGTGAGCTGAACATGGATTCACCATTTGAAGAGGTAGAAGATGAGTATGAAACTATCATGGAGGAAAAAAGAAAAAAGGATTCTATCAAACTACAGGGATGGTGGTTTATGACATTTGTAAACTCTGTTGAATATGCAAATGCGGCATTCAATCCATTCGATTTGAACCTCGATGGTTGGGGTGAGCAAATAAGTGAGGACATTGATAGTTATGACGAGTTATTCTCTGAATTGCATGATAAGTACAAAGGAGGAAAGATGGCACCTGAACTTTCTTTACTGTTGCGTCTAGGGTTCAGTGCAGCCGTCTTAAATTTTTCCAATAAAGCATTATCTAGTGCCACTCCTGGTTTCAATGATGTAATTAAACAAAGTCCCGAATTAATGCGCATGTTTACGGATGCAACTGTAAACACAATGAGTCAAAATTCTCCTGGTTTTGAATTCGCAAACAATCTTATGCAGGACCAGATGAACCAGCCAAGAGGACCACCACCGCCTGCCCCTGTCGAGACAAAGACTCAGCCTCCTCCTACTAGACCAGGGATGACATTTACGGAAGCACCTGGAAATCGTCCAGATATAAATGCTGGACGCGGTAATATGTTCAGAGAAAATGGGGTAGAGTTGAACAAGGGTATGTCAAATGTAAATGAACAGGCGAGACCAATGAGTCGTCCTGAGATGAAGGGACCACAGAACAGTGATATAGACGACATTTTATCTGGACTGAAGACACGGACCGTCGACATTCGCAAAGAAGCTCCTTCGGCCGGCGCGAATAACGACAATGATTCCATGATTTCAGTCAGTTCACTGAAAGATTTGCAAAATACAAATATTCCACATAAATCAACCCGAAAACGCAACAAGTCTGATAAAAACATCATTAGTCTAGATATTTAGATTCGTAATCATAAAAATATACAACGAGTAAATTGTATATTTTTTCATGCATTTTTGTGCGAATCGTAAAGTTTTGAAAAAGCAAATATACAACTATAGTAATGGAAATAAATTACCTGACATTGGGCAACGATTGCTCTCCTGCTGCTGCTTTGCGAAATTTGAATTTACGTAATGTAGCGTTGCCGTTTGATTGGGTCGTATCCAATATACATATTTTAGAAACATGTTTTGCAGATAAGTTCGAACATTTTCACAAACACCTACGATATAATGAAACTAAAACACGGTTGATTGATTTCTACGGATTTCAATTTCCACATGATTATCCTTTGAATCATGTAGAAGGGGGTGCTGATGACGACATAGGTGAAGGTATATTCGGCGAAGAAACCGGTAAAGTAATTGCGGATGACTGGTATAGTCATCACGACAAAGTAGTAGCCAAATATGAGAGAAGAATTCAAAGATTCTATAGCATTCTCGGCGATTCATCACCTATCATAGTTTTATGTCGATACAACACAAAGGATGTGTTACGATTGCAAACATTATTGTTGCAACACCGCAAACTAGAAAACATCTACTTTATCAATTCATCTGCTGAAAAATTTGAATGTGATAACATCACAAATATACACACCGAAAAAGACGGGTCATGGAACGATACAAACATATGGAAAAAACAAATAGACGAATGCATATTGAAAATTACCAAAGACAATCAACAACGCTAGTGTACAACCACCTGTTTATACATGCTGTTTTAATAAATTATTTTCATTTATAATCTCATCCATATTATTATCCATTTACTAAATATATACATATAATTTTTAAATAATTTTATGTATATTTATTGTAATTTGTTTAACCGTGCCATTTTAAATCTTCAAAGGTGTATATGCGTATTTTATTTTATGCCATTTCTATTATTACACATAAATCATATAAATATATTTTTCAATTTTTGGTATAACATGTATTTTTTGTTTGGTATATCTAGTATACTCACTGTGATTAAATTATATGGGCATATAGCGGAAACCCTACATAAAATGATGGACAACACTACCATTGTCAACATTGGTATAAAGGGATTCATGCTCTACACGAGACTTCAAACAAATCTATCAAAAATGTATTCTTCCTGTTATGAACATGACGATTTTTTCAGGCATGCTATGAACTGTGTAGAAATGGGATACAATGGCATCGTAACAAATATGTACAATTACAAAAAAGAACCGGTCGATGCAAATTGGATAAATATCAGTATGTTATTCAGACACAATAACGATTCTTCGCGAAAAATAGTTCCTAAATTGATTGAAAGTTATGATATGGTACATAATCATAAGTCAAAGCAGATTACCGATATGGTAATGCATAGAAAAATGCTATATTTCAACCACGCAGACACACCTAATCCGGTTTCAACCGACCCAATGACTATGTATGTAGTAAAACATGGAAACAAGTACTTGTGCAATCACCATTGTTTTCGACTGTATGAACAATGGACTTCCAGTATGAACACGGTGAACAATCCGTTTTTCGAGATAGAATACATAGACAAAGAAAGCGATTTTTCATGCACAATAGATTTGCCTAGAAACTATTTTATTGAAAACAATGAAATTTTGTCCATCGCTTTTTTGAAAAGATGGTTTGATTATAACTACATGCACGAATCATTTACATTTAATGATGACTACCAACTGAGTATCACAGATGATGCATTTGATAATATTACACTAGATAGAATGGATTATATTGTTCTTAAAACGTCTGGGTATAGCATTGAGAAAACAAAATGATATAAAGATTATTAGTAAACATACTATAAGGGTATCTACAAAATGGATGCGGTGAGTACTCCTACCCAACTACATTCTTTGAATGATAAATGGGATATGTATTACCATTTACCACAAGACAAAAACTGGAAACTAGATAGCTACATCGTTATCAATTCTTCCATTGATAATATAGAAACTATGTTGAAGTTGAACGAGTCGATACATGACAACATCATAAAGAATTCTATGTTATTCATCATGAAATCGGGGATAACTCCTATGTGGGAGGACCCGAAAAACAGAGAGGGCGGATGTTTTTCTTACAAAATAACGAATAAATTTATTGTAGATGTATGGAAGAAATTAGCCCTTTTGCTATGCGGCAATTCATTATGTATCAAGCCAGAGCACAATCAACATATAAATGGGATTACTATCTCCCCTAAAAAAAATTTTTGCATTCTGAAAATATGGCTTAACGTCTCTACGCTCCAGGACCCGTCCATTATTACGACAATAACCAATCTTTCAACCCAGGGGTGTTTGTTTAAGAAACATGAACCAGAATACTAATACGCGCCCAAAATCGAATGTTGTAAAATCAATAGTATACAAAACACATACTATTGATTTGGTCAGTTATTCATACCTATACCGATATTCTCGAATATCGTTTTGTTTCAGGAAAATTGATTACCCAATTATTGAGTATCACAAATAAATCTCACTCAAACATGTCTAAAATGGTTTATATCAATTCACTAGGCAATTCCATTGAATACAGCATTGGTAAAAATGCACAACACAACTTCGATATCATAGATAGAGCAGATGAGCATGATATTTGGTTTCATATCAACGGTGATTCGTCCTGTCATGTAATCGCACATTTACCGACAGATATATTATTAAGCAAAAAACAACTCAAGCAAATCATTACACAGGGAGCAGTGATATGCAAATCAAATTCTAGACATAAATCGGGGAAAAATATACCTATCGTTTACACACATATAAAACATGTGAAAAAAACTGATACCATAGGCACTGTAACCACAGAGAATGCGAAAGTGATATCTATATAATTGTATTGTTGTATTCAGATAAAAATATAACAATACTACATAACGATGCTTACTGAAAAAAAAAGCATGAAATATTTTTTATTTGGGTGCATACCTGCCAGGTTAATAATAGCATTCATTCCCTTGTATATTGCAAACAATTTGCTTTTCTACTATAGCATCGGTCTTTTTGCTATTGGAATAAGTTTTCTGTATTTATATTTCACAAACACTCGATTGAATGCATTTGAAGCAGGCGGAAAAACCTGGTGGGCAAAATATAGAATTGTTCATGGCATGTTGTATTTACTTGCAGGTATGTTTGCTGCACAGAAAAAACGAATCGCGTCCGTGCCGTTATTTGTGGATGTAATAATGGGAATTCTTCTATTTACAAAACAACATTCTCTAGATACTAACCTATAATTTCGATTTGGGAACACACCACATACATTTAGCATGTTTCATAGAACATTCACTGCATATCATGGGAATCAAGTACAAATAACCGAAAGGATTACTTACATGGTCTGGATTGCTGTATCCGTGCACCTTTTTTTTCATACATAAACCACATTTTCCTCTGCACGGGGACATCACTTTTTCAACCGTATATGCGGTGTGAATATCACATATTATATCATTTTCCGTCATTTTACGCCCTTATCGACTATATAATAATAATAATAGATTTTGAAAAATATAGATTCAATTTTATTTCACATTATGTAATAGGTTATGTTGAAATCATGATTCCTCGTATCAATAATATGTTTGAAATCAAAAATACGATAGTACCCACCATATACACTATGAGTATTGATAGTATGTCCATATACTATCAATAAGAAATTACAAAAGCGCAAATAACTATAATACACCTTTGAAAATTCAAAAAGCCCAGTCATCCTCATCCGGAACAAAACATTCATTACATGTATGATATTCGGTACAATTTACACCTATTCCCAATTGCCCACTATAACAATGTGTTCTATGTTTGAATCTTATTGATGATTCAGAATCACACGTTTTACAAATAAACGACTTCTTACATTTATCACATTTATATTTAGTTATTTTGGCGGTTGATTCCATTTCCTTTATTGTTTCATCTTTATCCATTACGATATTCTATATAGTAAAAAAATGTTTATATATTTTTTTATTATATTTTCAAAAGAACGGTGTTTCAATTCTTCATGGATGTACATATTTTAAGAAGGCGGCAAAGGTGCTAAACACATTCTAATCTCACCTAGCGATGCGACGTCATATTTGACAATCAATGGCAAATCATTGCCCAAATACATTTCTAGATGACTGCATAGAGGGGTGCATTTTATAAAATGACTCAGGCTTTTCAATGAAAATTCACCCTGTATAACAACCGACGCATCTGATTTTTGCAGAAATTCCATGTTTCCACCCGATTCAGAACGGAAAATGCGAGAACTGGCAAAATTACCGTCACACGAAAAAACCAAATCGTTCCCTACTGATTTGATTTCAATGCGGTCAGAAATACCATTTAGGTCACGAATAATCTTCTGGAAATCTGCGGTAGGTAGGTTGATAACAGTAGAATACTCCACATCAGGGACGACTAATTCCTCCATATCTGGTTCAATCAGCCTCAACTTTTGACTGTAACATTGTTTGATATCTCCATTGTCGTATTGCAATCCCAAATGTGACACAATACCGTCATGATAATCATCTTTATCAATATACATGGACAGCGTGTCATCATTTGACATGGTGGATATTACTTTGAATAAATGCAACGTATTCGCACATACAATTATTTTGTCAGGTTCACAATTGTAATATTCAAATTTACTTGCATGCAACCCGACATTTACCAAGATTGTATGTGTTTTGTCAAAATTTATGATTTTCATTCCATCGCGAGTAAATGTAATTGTGGCATCAGTGAGTACGTCCTTTATTGCAGTAATCATATTTCGTATAGGCTGTATTTGTACTGTTTTTATAGTCAGTACATTATTAGACTCGTTCATTTCAAATTATAATATCAATACTGCGTTTGTTTTTATGTTTTATTTGAAGAAATGTATATATATTCTTAAATAAACGAATTAGGCGGACTTGCGACTGGTATAGTTGTGCATGTATTTTTTGCATCTTCCCATTTTTTTACATGTTTTTTTTGCGTTTTTCCTAGCTTTCCCCTCCGGCTTACAATGTTCGTTCAAAATATGATAATCGATTACACTGGCGGGACCTCCAGTTATCGCACTCGCTAGTCTCGCTATTCCCCATGACTCTGCAGTTTGATTCGGTCTTGACCCAGACGAATAGTAGGCACCGCGCCCCTTGTTCACAATTTGTTCTAAACCTTCTTTCGAACATTTCGTTTTTTTAGATAACTCGTCGTTCACTTCCAAGGGTTGTATATTGTACATATTTTTCACATTTTGTAAATGTTTAGAAGGTTTGCTTTTGAAGGAACGTACTTTCGGTCGCTGATAGTATTTACCTTTTTTGTACAAACGACGGCTTTTATGAATAGATGTTTTTTGTAATTTACTATCTTTGGTTGTTAATACTTTAGGAATATACCTTACAGGAATTGACATTTTTGGTAATATATATTATATTTATTTAATATATATTGATGACGACAAAATTAAACAGTAGCAATTATGCTAAACTCAATGAAGATATGACCGCTCTATTTAGAACTGGTTTATATTCAGGGGTTGCCATTACGTTATATACCGATGAAGCAGGTACATCAGTCTTTGTATACAACAATGTTCCCATTGATAATAAAAAAGTATCAAAAGTGACTAAAACCGCTGCTTACACAGATAAAGATAGTGGCGAGTTGGTAAAAGCACACGTTGATGTATTTTTCGACGATGGAAATTGGAGTATTTGCACGGATGAGGTTGATGAGTGTTGGTACACATTAGAAGGCATTCCCGTTCAGCGTCGCAGATTCTAAATCATGTCTTATTTTTATGAAATCATGTCGTCTCTAATTGACGACATTATTATCATTATTCTTAGTTCTTATATTTTTTCAATGTGAAGACCTTGTTTGTCTTTTATCAATCTTCCTATCATTATTAGTTCTCCACCAATATCTTTGACACGTTCGTAACTATTGAAATCATATATTTCGTTCGTATTTGGATTGAGTACATATTTTACACCATTTTCCATTATCTCTTTTCCTTTCCATGTTATTTTCTTTGTATCCAATCCACCCTTGTCGTGTTGGTCTTTATCAAAAGATGGGTACGAAGAGAATTGGTTGGATTCTACTTTACCGAAGCCGTAACAGACTAACTGCTCGTCGCTCTGTTTTGTTGTATTTGCATATATGTTACAATCGATAGCAGATTCTTTGATAGATGTCAAAATTTGATTGTTTATACGTTGTTTTATGCTAGCCAATTCATATAAATTTTCATCTGTAGTAATCGGTGTTTTTTCGTCTACTCGACTCACATCGCGGATTTGCAATTCAATGTGTTTCTCATCTTTTTGGTGTTTTTCACTCAATGTGGATACATATAGATACACTTTTACTGTACGCATGTCCTCTGGTAAATCCTGATGACTACAAATACGTCTTGCACGACCCACCACCTGTTCAACCCTGACCATATGCCAATATGGTTCCACTATATGGACAAAACGGGTGTTTCTTAAGTTAATTCCCTCCGCACCAGAGGAGGTAATCATCATCACCTTTATTACCTCGCCATAAGTATTGTTGTCATTGATTTCCCGAATTGCGTTTGCGATAGTTGATGGTACATACTCCCACATGCTATTGTATACATTTCTTATTATTTCTTTTTCTTCTGCTGTTTCTGTTCCAGTATACAATACAAATTTCGGTTTGCCCTTGTCACCAGGCTCTTCAATTAACTCCCACGACGAACCCGTTTTTTTGATTTTGAACTCAGCAAACCCATTGGCTAACAGTATTAACCGTAAAATGCCGACTCCCTCCAATGTTCGGAAATGACTATATATGAGGTGCAATCCTTCATTTGTTGGTGCAGTCACATTCTCTAAAATCTTTGCAAATTTCGGGCTGAAAACGTTCAATGCGTCTTTGGATAAATATAATTTTTCATTACTGTCTTCTTTGTTTGCATTCAATGCTTCTAACGCGGATTCTATTTTTCTAGCATAACTATCTTCTTCTTTGTTACTAATAACAGATTCATCTTCTCCTTCTACCTTTTCTGCATCTGTTGCCACCTCTGACGTCTCTTCTACATTTATATCGACCGCGTTTGTCGGCGCAATGTCCATGATTTTTTCGGTTACTTCCTCGCCTTCTTTAATATTCGGCACAGGTCTGTCTATGTCCGTAGGGAAAGTGAAGTTGCATGCTGCTCTAGAAAAAATACGGTAGGTTGAAGAAACGGTGAACAAATCATCTTTTCCAGACTTCTTCATTCGTTTTAGATTTTTTATGTTCTTTTCTTTTGACTGCTCGACTTTACGTATCTTTTCATATATTCCAAACTGATGGTCTGTCATTTCTAGTTTTTCTACATGATATACATCTCCTCCTTCTGTTTTTACATATCTGGGCAGTAAATCTTCCTGTGCACTTCTGAAATAGGATGACAATCCTAGAATACGTCGTTTGAACAGATTCATGTTTTTTGCATCACCAGAATCTACATCTACGAACATTTCTTCGAATGCATCTTTGCTATCCGGTAAGGCTTTATGGTTCGTCTGCTTAATTTGTTTATCTAATACAGTTGCCCCGTTTGATTTGAGAACTTGCAATATCTTTTCTAAAAAGTCTTTGTTTGTAATATTTCCACTGTCATCCAATTTCACACCATTGTATTTATCAAATGCTTCTGACGCTCCACCGGAATATCTATCGTCTCCATTGTGACCTTTTCTCTGTGACAATTCTACATCGGCATTCTGCTCAATGGTATACTCTTCCTCCAATGTTAACTTTTCTGCGAACCGCTCTTTGGGTAGATTCCTTGCTTTTTTCGTTGTTCTTTTTTTCCCACCTTTTTTGACGCGTTTTGTACCCTTCGCTACTCCACGTTTCTTTGTGTTTACAAAGCCGAATGGGTTGCGTGTGATTGTTAACTTATTGTCGCCGTATTCAACACTGTCATGAGTCTTTATATTGGCTTTATCCAACATGGTCAATATGGTGTCTTCGTTCAATTTGTCTCGTTTTTGCCACTCAATCGGTATGGTCCAGGATACAATATACCCTCGTAACAAATTATACAGCACTCCTATTTCATGGGGATAATTAATAATAGGCGTGCCAGTTAATAACACTACTTTGGCATTGGTTGCACTCATTATATAATCATATAATTTGTAGGCGATTTTTGTTGGCTGTTTCAACTTATTGACAATGCGACTTACAAAATTATGTGCCTCATCAATTACAATTACGCTGTTATCAAATGGATTATGTGTAAATCCTCCACTCAATGTATGTATTTGTTTTTCCAGGTTCGGTGCGTTGTAATTAATATCTGTGTATTTACTGCGTATCATCTGGTTCAACTGTTCATCTAATGACTCTTGTTGAGACGAATCTAACGATTCGTAATTAGATTCTTTGTTTATATTCACTAACCACGCACCACCCTGGCTGCGTACAAATTGACTGGAAAGGGACAACGCTTTTGTCAAAATTCCAACATATTCTGGTTTCCCATCAATACTTATAAACTCCCAATATTGATTTTTTTTGTACATGTCGTCTCCACATTTTTTCATCTCGCTGAAAAAGTTCATTTTTAATGAAGCAGGTGTCAATACAAACACTCGCCTAGACGATTTCATTCCTTCCGCTATCGCGATAGAAGTGCACGTTTTACCAGAGCCTAAACCATGGTACAACAACAATCCTCTATACGGTGTATACAAATTCAAATAATCACGAACTATTTTTTGATGTGTTAACATATCAAATCCTTTGTTATTGGAACGATTGTCACATGATGCACTTTCCTGTGTGTCTAATAACTCTTTTTGATACGGTTTAAATAACTCGGTTAATTTCTGTATGAATATCTTGCGATTGTTCATATAATAGGATGGTGCCTTGACTATGATTTTTTCTTTTTCGCTGGGCAATCTGTCTGCTACTTTTTGTGTTCTTATGACGGCTGTTGTCAAATCAACCACTGGTTCTTCTTCCTCTACCGTTCCTACTATTCGTAGTTTTCTTTTTTTTTGTATCTTTTTTATGGGTTCGATTGGCACCTCTGCTAGTTTTGCCTCTTCGTCGCCACTCTTCTCCAGTATATATTCGTTTCCTTCTTTACCTACTAGAGTGACATCCTGGACGTCATCTTCTTCCAGATTACTCTGTAAAGTCAATTGTCTAACCGGTTCCGTCTTCTTTTCTTCTGCTACCAGAATAGTCTCTCTACTAGACGGTATATTGCTCAACAATTGCACGGGCATTCTAGCACGAAGCCTATTCATAATGGCTTCTCTGTCCATAACATTTTCTCTGCGCCTGTCCACGACTTTTATTGCAGGTTTGTTGGTTACGGTGTCTACTTTTGTTTCTTCCATGCCATCGACCTGTTCCATGTCTACTTTTTCAGGTATATCAGTTTCCTGGTCATTGCCTATTTCGTCCTTTCTTTTGTAGAATAACCTCACCCTATCAAATTGTTTTGGTACAGGTTTTTTTTCCAGTATTTCTAAAGGTTGAAATATATCGGCATTGTTCATTGATTATAGAATATATTATATCTTTACAAAATATATTCAATTCATTTTGTCTTCAAAATCTATCCTTGTTTTTCAACCAATACATGTCTAGATAAATTTTTTATGACTTTGTTGTCTAACCTGATTTGTTCCGTACCAACATCCCCGAGTATATTGCGCATCATGGATACACAAAACTCGTATTGCGGATGGTCCCACTGTTGACATTCTGGATGATTATCACGCCACAATGGTATCTTTGCGTAATTACGTTTTGCCACATAATCTATCATCTGATGTAATTTGGTATTATCGGGGGTATCCTTGCTCCATTCATCGTTGTCTTTGATATACATGGTTTCCCGTTTCAAATCAGTACAATGAAGTGGGCGTTTTGTCACATCTAACTCTTTGATGCGAGATAAAATCATATCCGTCATACCTGTCACATACCCATTTTTTCCTATGTTCTCAATGTCTTTGAAATCAACTTCCATATTTTCAATGAATTCAGTCATATTCATGGCATCTTTGCACGTTGTATTCAAAAAGAAATTTAAGTTAAATTTCTGGTTGTTGTTCGTGGTAGTGGTGTTATTGTAGGTGTTCCCCGTGTCCTTCACTGCGTGAATAAGTTGTTGATGTAAAAGATGATTTTCCTGTTGAACCTCTAACATTTTGTTGGACTGGTCAATAAGCAAAGCTTTGAATTCGTGATTATTTGTAATTAGCTCATTGTTCTGTTTCAATATGTGCATAATATGTATAGCATCAACCTGGTTATGGTATTCTGTATTTGAAATGGGGGTTTTTCTCCCAATATCACAACACTGTTTGTGCCTATATAAACTCTGTTTGTGTTTGAAATACTTACCACATAAGCATTCTAAATTATTATGGGTTTTGTGGTAAGCATCAGTAAGCATTGTATGTTT